ACATCGGCCGTGGCATTTGCGGATGCGGTGATCCGGTATTTGTGGGTATCGAGAGACAGAGAGATCGGATAGAGGCCCGAGAGGATCAAACCTCCAACACTAATTGGAGTATTGAAATAGATGCTGTCGAAGGTCGTAACGTCGGTGACGTTCGCGTCCGTGACGTCTACGTTTGGCGATCCGTTGAACGTATCAAACAGCGGAGAAAAATCGGTGGTGAGCTGCTGCGGCGTGATCTGTTGCAGGAAGCCGTTCGAGATCACGTCGGCTTCGGTCGTGGTTCCCGCGAACAGCCGTCCTGTTTCATTCAGGTCTTGCCAAGCGTGAAGATCGCGCGGGATGCCCGCAAGCGCAAAAGAATAGAACCGAACCCAGCCGCCGATTTTTTGGGCGAGACCTTCCTTCCACCGGATGAAAGCGGAAAAGGAATAGCCTGCCTGATTCAAAGACTGGGTTTTCTCCTTATCCACGCCGGGTACGAGCCGGACTTCAGCGAAGGGCATCAGGTGTCCCTCGCATATTGGCCATACGCCTTCCTAACCGCGTCGTTACGAGCGTGCGCGGCCTCCTTTTTGGTTGCGAAGTACCCGACGTGAACATTTTTCTTGCCGTTTAACGTAATCGGCATCACTAGCCTCTCTGTGCGGAAGCATAATTTTCGGGTTGCGCAGAAGTCCAAGAAGCTGCTGCAAATCTCTGTCTAGAATCGACCAAATCAGCCGATTTGAAAAGAACCTGATAGGTTTGTTCCCAACTCATCGCGGAACGCGGGTCGTCGCTTTGAGCCCCGAAATTCTTTTGAAATCCCGTCATGAACACCATTGAAGCCGCGAGGAATAAATCCGGCAGAAAGAGTGTCAGGTAGGTCGTCGTGTTCGAGGCTGAGAGCGGCGTTGGGTTTACTGTTCCGATGACTTCCACATTATAGGCGTCGTCGGGTGCAGGTCCGACAAGCACGTCCGTCGTCTGGCTCTCTACGTTGTTCTGCGTCAGCATCGCGAACATGGTCGGGACGGAAGGTGTAGAAGGGGCTTGTTCGCTCGGCCACAACATGTCCATGACTTCGGTCGATACCGCCGTCATCGGATTGCGCGTTCCGTCTGCTGGTATCGTGTTAGCCGGGGTAATGACGTTCATCTGCCGGACGACGTTGAACTGTCCGACGTTGTTCGGAAGCGTGAAGCTGCGGCTATTGGCGGTGAGCGCTCCCGTGTCCCGAATAACCGTCGAAATGAAATCCGCTTCCCGGTAGATTCTTCCTTCGGCATAGTCGATCACGCTTGGAAGGATATTGACAAAGTTCTGGTCTGCCTCGTCATACCCTGCCATGTTTGCAAGGGTGGTGACGTAGGTTGCGTAATTAAGCGACATCCGTCACCTCTGGCGGGTTGATCCACTCATAAGCCGCTCCATTCCAGCGCGCGCCGATCCAACCACCATCAGCACCAATCGACTGGCCTTCGGCTGGCGTCCATTCCGCGCCGTCGTCAAGCTCGATGACGTTCAGAACGTTTCCGGTTGCGGTTTCGATGATCGTCTTACGCATAGTATTCCTCGATGATTACGATTCCGGGCCCACCCGCGCCGCCGAACGTGTTGGTCGTGCTGTTGGTCACCGCAGCACCGCTGCCGCCAGATCCATATCCATTGCCGTTGGTGCCATTGTTGCCAACGCTCGATCCGCTTGGACGTATCGATGCGCCACCGCCGCCATAAGGCGTCGATCCGCCAGGCCCCGATATCTGACCGTTTGTTGCAGAGAACGACATGCCGAAGCCGCCAGGGGAGCCGCCACCATTAACCGTGCAATTCGAAGCAGTTCCGCCGTTGCCTCCGGCATTTAGACTGGAACCGCCTTGTGCCGTCGATCGTCCAGTACCACCTAAGCCGCCGCTCGCTTGACCATTCACGCCGCTTGCGCCGAGCTGGCTCGTGCCACCCGTTCCTCCTGGGCCGCCAGTTACCGTGCCATCACCCGCCGTCCCCGCGGCGCCAACCGTGACGCTGAGAGACGATATTGAGGTCACGTCGATAATTGATACGCCTAAGCCTCCAGCTCCGCCACCGCCACCACCGCAAAATGCTCCGCTCGGAATCTGAACGCCGCCGCCACCGCCACCACCACCAATAATCGTGGCGATAATTTTCACGCATCCGGCTGGCTTCGTCCAAGTACCGGAGGACGTGAAGACCTGGAGAGTTGGTCCTGTGCGTCCAGAGACGCCAGTGAGCAAAGGTAACCCGGTGCAGTTGGTCAGAGTGCCAGAGGATGGCGTTCCGAGCGCAGGCGTAACGAGCGTTGGCGACGTTGCAAAGACCAACGCACCAGAACCAGTTTCGTCTGTTACCGCAGCTGCGAGATTTGCGCTCGATGGTGTTCCTAGAAACGTGGCAACGCCCGATCCAAGAGACGTAAGTCCCGTTCCGCCGTTGGTTGCCGCAAGAGTTCCGGCAATCGTAATCGTGCCGCTACCGGTGATCGGGCCGCCAGATGTCGTGAGTCCGGTCGTTCCGCCAGAGACATCAACGCTGGTGACTGTTCCAGCACCAGCCGGTGTTGCCCATGTTCCGTCGCCTCTCCAGAACGACGACGACGACGCGCCTGTGCCGGAATTCAAATTCGTCACCGGCAGATTGCCCGTGACGCCAGAACTCAACGGAAGTCCTGTGCAGTTCGTCAGCACGCCTGCCGAAGGCGTTCCCAAAGCAGGTGTCGTAAAGCTCGGGTTCGTGGTCATGGCAACGCTGCCAGAGCCGCTGACCGTGTATTCCCCGACAATTCCGCCGTTGTCGAAAAGAACCTTGGTTGTCGTTCCACCCGTGACTGGCGTCGTGCCGACGATAATCGAGCCTCCGATTGGAGTGGCCCATGTTCCATCCCCGCGCCAGAACGTGGCGGACGATGCGCTCGTACCTGAATTCAGATTGGTGACCGGGAGGTTTCCAGTAACTCCGGTTGAGAGAGGCAGTCCGGTTGCGTTGGTGAGAATAGCTGCGGATGGCGTTCCGAGATTGGGCGTCGTGAGGCTAGGAGACGTTGCGAGAACGACCGCACCTGTTCCCGTCACACCATTAGAAAGGTCGCTGGCGGCCAATTGTGAGACGCTGACAGCGCCCCCGAGCGTGGACTGACGTAGAACTTGGCTCGTTCCACCCGTCGCGCTTAAGTCCGCGTTCGTACCACCTCGGGAAAGCCCGAGCAGCCCTGTCCATCCCAGAGCAATGTTTGTGGCGTTGACGAGGGCGGTCGTAGGTGAACCTGATAAGATTGCAGTGACGTTCGTATCGTCGGTCTTGGTGAGTGCTGCGCCCGTTCCAGAGATGTCCGCGTTGACCAGTGACCGGAACGTCGGTGCTGCATCGGCACCTGTTGTCGGACCCGCGAACACCTTGTTGGCGTTCTGTGCGATCAGACTGCCGGTCAGCGTACCCGAAGATGTAACCGGCGAACCAGAAACAGTGAAAACGGTATCAGGAAGCGCGAGGCCAACGCTAACAACGGAACCTGCGGTGTTCGGAACCCATTGCGGATCAGCGCCCGGCCCTTGCGTGGAAAGAACATAGCCGCTTGTGCCTGGGTCAAGTCCTTCCCAAGCGTCATGTCCGCGAAATAGGACCGCGCCTTGAGTGGTCGTGATCGAGTTTAGCGACCCCTGAATGCCCGTAATGACCTGAACATTGACGCGCTCGGTCGGGCTTCCATTCGTGCTCGCAGTCGGAAGCCAATACGTATTGTCTATCCCCATCGCTATCGGCAGACTGAGGATTGGGGTCGGAGCGTTTATTCCCATCCCTCTCAGATCTCCGAGTTGCTGTTGGGCGGCTTCGTTCCGCTATTGGGATCTGACGGAACGTCAAAGTAGTTCGCGGATGCTTGATCCGGCGTCAGTGGCGTGCCGTCTTGTGTCGTGATTGGCGAATAATCGCTGGTCGTCAGGTAATCGACTTCATCGAGCATGTAGGGCTCGGGACGTGCGTTTCGCTTTGGAATCGGATCTGCCGGAAGCGGGATGTTCTGAAATTGATAGTTCAGTTCATCCATGCAGGTTTCGCACACTCTCATTCTCGAATTGAGCGTCGTCAGCCCGTTGACCACGTACTGATAACGAAGATCCCGAAGGTTGTATAAGAACGAGCACCTGTCGCAGCGTCCCCATGCTTGGGGATTATCTTCGTCAACCCGAGCCCGTCCGTGTGGTCTTCGCAGCATTAGGAAACCACCACTCTGAGGCTGCCAATCCCGAACTCCGCACCGTTGTAAAGGACGACCGTCAAAGGATTGAACAAGGGTGCCGAGGCGATTAAATTCCCATCCGTTGCAGCGTCGAACACCGCCACGTAAGAGACATTCACGCTTGCAATGGCGCTATCGATGAAGCTGACCGCTGATGTGTTGACCGCGATATTCTCGACGGGTGACCCGAAAGACGTCCCCGCATTCGGCCTGGTCGCTGATCCCGTGATGTCGGCGAGAACGCTGACGCCCGTTGTTCCTGGATCTCCGAAGTAGAGATCGAGATAGAAGTCCGACGATATCGACGCGCCGCTGTAAAAGATCTCAGCTTCGAGATTCTGAACCGGCCCTTTTTCATCGACCGAATAGTATTCCGGTCTGGCATCCATGATCGGATCTGGATCGGGCGGCAGAATGAGCGCCGTAAGCTGCGGTTGCGGAACGTCCATGCACGGTCGGCAAACGAGCAGATTCAGATTGACCAATCCGACTCCCGCGAATTGATACTGCCAATTCAGATCATCGAGATTGTAAAGAGCCCCGCACCTGTCGCACACGCCGAAAGCACGAGGTTGGCGAATGTCAACTTCCGCTCTGCCGTGTGGTCGCCACGGCATTTATCGACCGCCGCCGTAGTATGTTCCGAGCGCGGGATAGATGTAGGTACTGACATATTCAATATCTTCCTTGGCTGCGATCTGCCACGAACGTTCCGCATCCATCTTCCGCTTATCTTCGAGCTCCGGCTTGTAGATTTTCGAGAGGCGTGCGGCTAAGGCGTCCGTATAAGCATCCAACCATCGGAACGGAAAGTTCGGCGTAACGCCGTTCGGAAGTTTTGAATCCTGCGGCTGCGAGAGAATTTGAAGTTTGAGAACGTAGCTCGCGCTGCCGTCCGGCACCTGCCAGAGTGTGATTTGCGGTGAGATCTGTCTGTTGTACCAGAACGTCGTCGGTTGAGCCTGCGTTTCCTTGTCTGGCAAACTCGCATATTCGTAGGTTGATATGCCGTTCAGTATGCGGTCAAAGCTGGTGCTAGATCCTGTCGGCGTCGTCGTCACGTAAACCGCCATTGGCGAGATCATGCGGGACGGAAGATCGTAAGTCGCCTGTCCTTGCACGAGGTCAACCGTATAAAGTTCAGAAGTCCAGAGATTTGGCTGGCGATTACTGAACTCAACCTGCAGCATGTTGGATTCCGATGCGGCGTCCTGCAAATGCTGCTGCGTAATCTCTGTGCGACGTATGCCAATACGACCATAGGCCGTTAGCGTTAGATCGCCAACGCTAGGGCTAAAGTTATACGTCCCGCTCGAAGTCATGCCTTAGACCCCGACCAAGCCAGCCTGAATGTACGTCGTGGTTACCGAAGCCGGAGCGGTTTCCGATTCAACCAGAACCCGGCTTCCGAACACCGGATCGTTCATCGTCGTGACGAAAGCAGCGGTCTTGCTTTTAGCCGTCGCATCATCAACCCAAGTTGGAACGCCTTTGTTCGGATCGTCGTAGGTCCACTGCACCGTGTAGCTGATCGTTCCAGAGACAATGGACGAAACCGAAATGTTGACCGGCTGCGCATGGTAGTTCAGCGCAACGAACCCGCTTGATCCGACTCCGTTCGTGCCAACCGTAACCGTTCCCGCCGAAGCCTTGGAGGCGGTGATCTGCGAAACGGACTGGAAATGACTGACGGTCGTTGACGACGTCGCACCACCGGCCACTTGTTCAACCAGCGGGTTACCGCCTGCGTTCGTTCCCGTGATCGTGTAGGTGTTTCCCGTATCATCCGTGCCGAATGTGAGAACGACCTGACGGGCCGTTCCGCGTGTCGCAACCTGAGCCGTGCCGTTGGTGCCAACCGTGACGTTGCCCGCGGTTGCGCCCGAGACCGTGACGCTCGATACCCGATGGAAAATTGTTTTCGTTGCGACGACCGACGTGTTGGAACCAGTCACCGTTTCGGAAGCATAAGAATATCCGTCCGCGCCCAACCCTGAGACCGTGAACGTGATCCCAGAGTCATCGGCAGCCGATGTAATCGTCACGGCTTTGCCGAAGATATAGGCCACGCCCCCAGACGCAGCGGCACCGTTGATCGTCAGTGCACCGGCACCCGAAGCCGACTGCGAAGCGCAGATATTGTTCGCGACAGCACCCGTTGAAAGCGCACCATTGATCGCCAATGCACCGGATGCTGGTATCGTCTGAGAGGCCGAAACACCGTCCGCATCTGCGGCAGCAAGATTGACGGTGACGACGATTGGCTGACTCATAGCTTAGCCTTTTTTCTTGTGAGGACGGTCAAGACGACTCTTGGCCTTATCGCCTTCAACGCGGCCACCTTCGGCGCGATCGGACTCGCCTATGTCAGGGAATTTGCTGTGAACCTTGGCGCGGACTTCCGCTTTTTCCGCCGGAGAACCATTCTGGCTCACGCGAGCGAGTGCGTTGCGCGCATGAGATTTGTCCTCGATCGGATAACGACCACCGCGCAATGCAAAGGCTTTCTTCGGCAGCGCGTTGCGCTTGGCCGCGGTAAGCTTGGCCATGTTCGAGATCCCGTTTATTGGAAAGCGCGCCGGTTGAGACTGCCCTCACAATCCCAACCGACCACGCGCAACTAGCTAGCAGCCCTTCGCGGCAGAGGATAACGGAGCCATGTCAGCTCCTACTCGTCCGCCGCGTTTACGGCCGGGACGATCAAGGCGCATTCTTGCCTTGAAGCCCTGAACCGGGGGCATGTCGTCATCGTCTTTCTCCGCTGCTTTGTCCGGAAAGGTTTCTGGCCCGTTGAACTTGGGCTTTTCACCTTTGGGAGAGCCAAACGGAGAATTCGGCTTCTTTGCTTTCTTGCCCTTCATGGCTTAGCGTTCCTTCGCCACGAGGATGTAGTCTGTAGACATGGTCGTCGATGCGCCCGCAGCGCCGTTCGATACGCCGAAGGTGATCGCCAATTCCGTTGTCGGGAAATTGGCGAATGTCGAGAACTTCCCGACATAGACACCGTTGAGGTAAAGCAGGCCCGCAGGTGCGCCGTTGTTGATGTTGCCATCTCCATTCGGAAGATAGGCAAATCCAACTTCAGCGTAAGTGTTGTCTGCCAACGTGCCAACGTTGACGGAGGTCGTGGCTGACGTGCCGGATGACGTTGCGTTGAATTTCAACGTCGTCGATGCGTCGGCCTTGATGAAATAGAGGCCATCCGCGTTCGCCTGAGGTGTCGTATCGGTAACGATAAGTCCGAGAACCATCGCCGTATTGGTTGCAGAACTCAGCTTGAACCGAGCCTTCATCCAAAGAGCTTTGGAACTGTTGAACGTAAACGTTTCCGCTACGCTACTGGCGCCGCCCTGCCACTGCGCATAAACGCCATGCGCTGCAGTCGAGTCATTGGTCAGGACAACCACGCCACCATCTTCGTCTACGACGGCTGCGGTAGCTGTCGTGCCAGTGACCTGCGTAACGAGCCAGTCCATATTGCTCGCTTGCAGGAAGTCGTCGAAATCATCGAACCACTGATGCAGACGGCTCGGGTCAGGAGCTAGATACGTCCCCATGACCCCACTGGTTGATGCGGCGTTCGTCACGCCGTCAATAAAGTTTGTCGTTGTCATAGGAAGCCTCCATTAAGAGCTTGGGAAGCTGCCCCAGGCACAACGCCAGTCATTGTAGGTCGGGCAATAACGCTCATAGCCCTTGACGAGCAGGTTATCGGTCGTGAAATCGACCTGCATGTCGGTTTCGAACGTGATGCGCTGCATGGTCAGCAACGATTCCTTGGCCGTCTCGGTCAAGACAAACCAGGCGTTCGGGCTCGTGAGGTAATCCCAGACAACCAACGACGGCCGTTCCCCATCCATAGACTGGATGACGTTGATGTCGTTGTTGGCCGTACCCGGACGGAGTTCCGATTCAATCAACCGTTTGGCGGTCGGCTGAAGGTCAACAGGAACCGTGAGCTGGCGTCCACGGCCCTTGATCTTCAAGCCTCGTTCGTCCACCCACGTTGCGCGGATATTCGTCAGAGCCTGGAGGTAGGACGCCTCGTTCAACTGCAATGGCGTTGCAAAGGTGTTCGCCACAGTTCCGCCGTCAACCGGATGAGCGGACGAGAACAGAGGCTGTCCATCACCGCCGATGCCCGCAATGAGCGTCGTGCCGTTGTTGAAGATGTCCGCGTGCTGGTATTCCTTGAACTCCTTAAAGGAGCGCAAGAGGCCCAAGGCCTGCGGCTTGAACTCGGATTTGTAGAGGTTGTCGTCGATCGCCTTGCGAGTGATCGCGTACATCAAGCCGACTTCAAAGCTTTCGGCGTTGTAGACCAAGCGCTCGCCGGCATTGTTGTCGGCAAACGTCTGGCCACCTTCGGTCTTGAACTGTGCGTACCCGAGGTAGGCCATCTGCACCTTGCGTTCGACGGCCATCGTCGATTTGCGCTTAGTGAAGATCTTCGAGTACTGATCCTCGATATTGTCGTACTGACCCTCCACTGCGTAGAGGCCGGGCTTAAGCAGATCCCGGATGCTCGTAAGTGAGACTGGCATTGGGGTTGCTCCTTAGATCCCGGTTTCCTGATAGATGTTGGCCTGAACGACGACGTAGTTGTAAGCGCTCGTCGCGTCTGAGCCGTTGCCGACGCCCTTCCAGATATCGACAATTCGGAACGGCAGAGTTGCCGTGGTGCCGAACGTGTGGATGTCGAGATAGGCCGTAGACATACCGGTTTCGGTATTGCCGGAACCAAGAGCAATGTCGGCGTTCTGCCCAACGTCAGCCTGCGTAACCGCAACCGCCGTCGTATTGGAATCCGCCGTCTGAACCAGGAACATCGGCGGTGTCGCCGTATTCACGGGCTCAATGAAAGCCGTGATGTCGGCGTTGGTCGCAACGTCGGCACCGGGCCAGTAGTTGGGGAAAATGGTCTGCTTGTTCGACAGCGAGTAATACTTGCAGCCCCGGAAGATGCCGACCATCTGCGAAACGCCGGTCGCCGGGTTCCACTGCTGAACGTAGCCACCGGAGTCCAGCATCACTGGATCGCCGTAGAAGATCTTGTCGGTGTTGCTGTAAAGGATTTTGGCGTTCTTGAAGCCGTATGTCGGTGCGGCACCGTCCGCGCCGCCATAGGACAGCAAGCCCTGTGGAGCAAACGTGTTGGACATTTGATGTGGTCCGTTGTGTAGCCGGTCTGACCCGTCAGACGTTGGCTGTGAATGAAGCCGAGAAAACCTTCTCAGCGCTCTTTGCTTCTTTGGGTCTCCGACCCCGAAGCACTGGCCACAGCCTGCGGCCTACGAACAACGATGAAAATTCCAGTAGCAGTGATTTGCCACTTTTTCAAGAGGCATGCTGATGATTGCCGCCTCTTGCTGTTTTAGTCGTCGAGCGAAACTTCATACTTCGGCCGCGGCGCATCATCGACATGCACCATCGATCGTCGTGCAAAGGTGTTCTGACGCACGGCAGGATTAGAACTCGTGTCTGCGCCTTCAAACCCACGCGCGCTCGGTGAAAAGCCGAACTGCTGACGCGAGCCATTCACCTGTTCGTCGGCAGCGCGTTTTTCTTCGATGCGGGCTTCCTGCACGAGCTTCAGCGGGCATTCTTCCAGGCGAAGTCCTTTGACAACGATGTCACCCTTTGCGCCGGCAGGTAGCCAGACGCCCGGATGACGCTCGGCAGGAACTGGACGCCAGCCTGCGTTGAACATATTCGCCTGATTGATCATGTCGGGAGCATCACGGCCGTCCTTGCCGATGACGCTGACAACGTTCCACTGGAGCGTGTAGCCTTCCTCCAGGTACTTTTCGAGGATCTCCTCCGGAACCTTGAACGGATCGTTTCCACTCGTTCGGATGCGGCGGATTTTTTCGCCATTACGTCCAAGCGCAATGCCTCGTGGCATCGGCTGGGCAGCGCTGTCGGATGTCCGGCCAACGGTCTGCTGGCGGGGTTTCGTCTGAACGGCCATGAGGGATTATCCTTTGTCTTTAATGATTTACGTATTTCCCGTCTTTTTCCGCTTTAACAAGCCACGCTGCATACTGTGCGGGCGTCATGCCCAATGCTTCTGCGGTATCGACCTGCTCGCGTGAAAGGCGCATCTGGCTGGCTTTACGGGGTGACCCCGGAGCCGTGTCCCGTGACGGAGGAGCGGCATAAGCCGGACGCTTTTCCGATCGTTCGGCCTGCCGCGTTTCGACTTCGTCGGCATCGTCATCGGCCGGTTTGCGATAGCCCATCTTTTCCTCGATGTACGTGAAATACTCGGGCGTATCGGCCACAAGACCTTTGCGCTTTGCCTCCTTGTCAGCCAGAAGAACCTTGGCGTTCATAACCTCGTCGGTCAGGCATTCTGGATGCGACCGGAGCCATGCGGCGGACTTTGGGCTGACGTTTGCGAGTTGCGCCTCAACCGGATCGGCCGGCTGACGTGGGGTTTCGCGGCGCTGCTGTTCACGCTGGTGCGCGACTTCGATGTCTTTCTTGCGCTGTTCGTTGGTCTGGAGCTTCACGCCAATTCGGGCGTTTTCAACCATCAAATCCGATTCAAGATCGGTGTTGCCCGTTTCGCGCGCAACCTTGAGTTCTCGCTTGATCGCTTCGGCTCGCGCCTTGTCGTTGGCGATCTCGGTGTTTACGAGGTCGTATTTGGACTGCAGGACGTGACCCGTAGCCGATTGCGCATTGTTCAGCGCCTCGTCCGCTTCCCGCGCCTTGGTCTCGTAGGCTGCTCGGGTTCGGTTGTTTTCTTCCTTCAGCGCATCAAGCTGCTTTTGAAGGGCCTGGATCGCATCCTCGGCACCGGATTTGCTTTCTTCTTTCTCCGGCGCTTCAATCTCGGCTTCGGCTTCTTTTTCTTTGGGTTTGGCTTTGCGTTCCGTTTCCGGATCGAGCGCCATATCGAGCTGGCGGGGATCAATCTCCACCACCAAGCCTTCGTCATCTTTGCTCATGAGGGATTCGTCCTTGGATTAAAACAGCATGTCCGGATGGGATATTTTTGCCTTCACCAGAACATCCGAAAGCCGCCTGCACATCACACCGTTGATCGCGATCTTCTCGGTGTCGGAAGGCTTGTATTCGATCCAGTCGCCAACCTTCACGTTGAAGCCGTGGAACTTGTTCACGTCGTCGTCTTCGAAGCAGCCGGGACCGAGCTTCAAAACAAGACCGACGACACCCTGATAGATGTCCTCGTCTTTGGTCTTTGGGGTAATGATGATGCCGCCTGCCGTTTTCTCAGGCCTGCGATAGATGCCAACCAAGACCTTGCTCGGAGCGAGTTCGTAGCCCGACAGATCGCCAATCTCTTCGAGAATGGCTTCTTTCGGATCTTTGTCGTGATGCATTTTGAACGATGTGAGTGCCATGAGGGATTTCTCTATTTGCCTTTTCGGATTTCAGTCTCAATCTCTCCGCAGAGCTTCCGCGCAAAGCGAAGGCCTCTTAAGAACTCGACTTGTCCGCGGTAATCTTCGAGCGAGTCAGCAGAGCCGCTGAGAAGGATTTCGGCTCTGCGATCTTCCTCTTTGACCAGTTCGACCGCGAGCATCTTGAGGGAGCGCGTGTCGAGCGTTTCGATGGTCATTTTTTACCCAGCTTCTCCAAGCGCCCAATGCCAGAACCGGCGCCGGCATCCATCACGCGTCCGCCAGTCTTGCGACCGATCGAGCGGCTTTCAGCTTCCTTCTCGGTCGGATCGTCCTGACCCTCAGAAACCGCACCGCCAGCAGCCTTGTGCTTCAGAGCCGAAGGCTTCACTTCCGCTTTGATGAGCTTCTTGTCTGCGGCTTCGTCGGAGTGTTTCATGACGCGGCCACCGTTCTTACGCATCATCGGCGGTCCACCTACGGGAGGGCCGGGAGGCATCGGAGGCGGACCCGGAGGTCCAGCCATCGGCGGTGCAATCGGTGGCATCGGCATAGGTGCGGGCGGCGTATCGCCCTTCCCTGAGATCACGATATTTACGGTCGTTCCCTTCTTGCCTGCACGGTCGAGACGCGGCTTCGCCTTGCCGCCATCGATCATGCCGCCATCGGCCATCTTGGGCTTCGCCATCTTAGGAAGCGAACCTGGATCGGAAATATCCTCCGAGACTCGTCCACCTGATGCATAGCAATTCACGCCATGCGACTGTTTATTGCCGACACGAATCTTCATCGCGCAAATCCTTGTGGTTGCATTGGAACTCTACGCATAGGCGGTGGCGCAAAACTCATCGGAGATCGCCCTAATCCTCCAAGACCCATAGGAACCGGTCTGGGCGGCGGTGGATTGAACTGAGGCGGTGGCGCTTGAGGTTGACCGGGCGGCATGCCAGGCTGTTGCGGCTGAGGCTTCAACGTCATTAGCGGTGAGAGCTGCTTGATCTGGTCGTCCACGATCGGATTGCTGGTCGGATGCACAGCGAGCGAACTTGCCAATTTCAGAACTTCGATGTTCTGATCACTCTCGCGGTCTTTGGCTCTGTTCTGCGTATCGAGCGCGATCTGGGCGCCCTTCAAGGCGTTCGCCTGTTCCTTGATCTGCAATTCTTTCATCTTGACCGGATCGGGCGGCGGCGGACCTGCGACTGGTTGCGGACCGGCCAACAGTTGCGCCGGGTTGTCCACGTCCATCATTTCGAGGGCGTACTGCAGAACGGCGTCCTGATTGAACTTGTTGGGAGCCGACTCCGCCATCTGAATAATGGCCTGGGCTTTCATGATCCGGTGCATATGTGAGGGGACGTTCGGATCGGCTTTTGGAACGATGTCGCAGCGATCCAATGCAGCCATGAACAGTTCGACGTCTTTGGCGAGTGCGGGCCGTTTGTTGCCGCGCCATAAGGCTTCGGGATCGTCCCGGAACAATTCACAGAGCAGCTTGAATTCTTCCGCCTGTGCCGCGTGGAGCGCCTTGTGAACCGCGCCTTCGATCTTCGTGGCCTGCTCGATCAGAGCAAGTGTCGTTCCAACTGGGGCGTCCTGTTTGCCTTCGCCAACGGGTGTGTCTGCCGTTCCGCCTAATCTCTGAGCAACTTCCCGAAGCTGCTGGATCAAAGCCATATGGCCCGGTCCAGCCTCCTTGTACGGAAGCGGCATGAGAACCTGGCGAATGTCCTTGCCGTTCGTCTCGATCGGATACGCGGCGCCTGGCGCAACGCGCATCTCATTCGTCATCTGGCGATTATTTTCCTTGCTGATCACGGCGCCGGGGAAGTTTCCGAACATCGCCGCGTCGATCGCTTCCCGCGTCAGCGCGGTCAGTGCGTTCGTAAGGTTCCCAAGGATGTGCAGAAGGCCAATGCCGTAGAACCCAAGTCCGGTTGCATAGGGGAACGCAACGAAGGGGATCTTGGCCTGGTAGTCTTCGTCGTCCTCGCGCCAGTTGCGGCGGATTTCCAAAACCTGACGCGAATCCTTTTCAATCGTCACCCGGTAGGGAAGCGGAAGTCCAGTGTCGTGGCCTTTCTTGTCCTTGTGCTCGAAGCCTTCAAGGTCAAGCTCGCAATAGCACTCATAGACCGTATAGGGCTGATCCTGCGGCCGTTCGGATTTGGCTGATAGCCCTTGAACCCGAGCAATCTTCCGCTGCACCTCGTTCGGATCAGGGACCGGGTCAGAAAGAAGCTCGACGTCCTTGTAAACTCCCAAGATCTGCATGCGCTTCATGGTTGAGCGCTTCATGGAGATTTGGTGGGTAATTCTCTGGGCTGATCTGAGGTCCGTGATAGCATCCGAAACGATCAGGTCGGCGGCGTCCACGGTTTCGGAAACTGGCCGGCGCTTGATAGGGTCGCGATAGACCTTCTTGAACGCGAGCCCAGAAAAACCTGTCCAGAAGAACATACGCCGCGAGTCTGGATAGTATTCGGTCGCGGTCGTGGTGAGATAGAAGTTCAGGTCTTTCTCAAGCTTTTCAGCCAGCATGTCGGACTGGACGTCACCATCGCCATAATCGACGACCTTGACGGGTCCGGAGGCCGGAAGCATTTCCCCTTGAGCATTCGCCTGGAACCGAAGCACGGCCTCAAGCATCACCGGATCGCGAACGACCGACATGCCTTCGAGCGGCGCCGAACTCGCGCCAACGCCAGACTTTGGATCTTCGAGCTTGATCCCGAGCATATCGATGCCACGAGAACGCGCGTTCAGCCATTCCGAACGGGACTTGTCGTCGGCTTCGATGCCGTCGAGGAGTTCTTCGGCAACGCGTCCAAGCACGAACGAGTCGAGGGCCATCGCAAGGTTGGCGTCGTGATCGGACGTATCGA